TATTGGCATCCATCACTGGAAAGGTAATTGAAACAATGAAACTACTACCGCAAGAACTAAACGCCGTTGCGCCTGGGCTTTATCCTAAACCAGAGGAAGCGCCAAAGCCCTCGCCTAAAATCAAAGGCCATAGGGCCACCCGCAACATCGTGGTGGATTGGCCAGCCATCACCACACAAAAGCACCAAGCGCATTGGGAAGCCTGGGAGAGCGCCTATATTGCCCTGTTAGCTAACGATATGGTTAGCTTCCAAGAAATAACAACACGGTTGCGCCCACTAACAAGAAAAACGGGCCGACCAGATCGGGATAAAAACGCAATAACTTCCAGACTAAATCTATTGGGAAAAAAACATGGTAAAAAAACTAAAACAACTGTTCTGTAAACATAATTGGGAAAAGCGCCCTGGCATCATTCTAATATATAGGGAGTGCCCAAAATGCGGGCGAGTAGAATTCAAACACAAACATAAACAGGAAAGGTACAGACCGATATGATTAGCTTCAAACGATTAACTGAATCCGCAACGATCCCCAAACGTGCAACTGAAGGGAGCGCAGGATTTGACTTGTACTTCAGTGAAAGCAAGCCGGTTGTCATCCCTGCTGGTATGCGTGTGACTCTCTCAACTGGTATCGCTTGCAAGATACCAACGTGCTTCTGTGGTCAAATCTGGCCCCGAAGTGGCTTGGCTAGTCGTGGTATTGATGTCTTAGGTGGTCTTATAGACTGCGACTATCGTGGAGAAATTAAGGTGATGTTAATAAACCACAGCCCGAACATGATCACGATTGATCCAGGCGAGCGTATAGCGCAATTAGTTGTGAGTGTCTTTCTGGAAGATGCTCAAGAAGTTGAACACTTGGATGATACCGAGCGTGGTGCAGGTGGATTTGGGAGTACAGGGAAATGAATAAATTCACAATAGCGCAATATTGCCTAGTCATCTTGATCGGGCTTTCTGCGGCCTATGCTGCCGCGTCAAAATTTAACGACCTATTGGTGCTGGTAACAACGTTATGGAGTATGGTTTTTTTTATTACGCTCCACATCGACGATAGAATTAAAAAATGAAACCATTTGATTTAGAAAAAACAAAAGCGGGGTGGAAAGAATGATTCAGCACAAAGTATCTGAATACCTAAAACGCAATGGCCCTGCTGTTGCGCGTTATATTCAAGACTTGAAAGCAGTGTGGGGTGATATGAGCGAGGCGGATAAACGCGAGGCCCGTAATATTGTGACTACCGCACTCCATTATGATCAAGTTAAAGACCGGATCGCCTGGACTAATTTTTTAAATTGTGTTTCTTAATCTTTAGCGGCTCTCGGTCGGGCCGCGTCTTTTTTAAGAATTTCAATCTCTAACTGGGATTTCTTAATGTCTAGCAACCCTTTGCGCACATGAAAAACAATTAAAACACTGGTAAGACATATACCAATTAATGATGCGAACTTTCCGATATCATCAGGTATGACATCGAACCACGTGCTAAGTCCTGTTCCTGTCGTTGCTCCGCCCGCTATAGCTGCGGCTTTTACGCTCGTTGCATGTTGAACTAACTGATCTTGAATACTCATTTTTTAGCCTGCATTGTATGATGAAAAATACGCCATGGCTTACTATCAGTATAAAGATTAAAACCACCGCGATAAAGTCCAGCACGCGTCCCACTCCCCCGATCCATTGTTATTACAAATGCTGCAACTATGTACAGTATACAACAAGTGTAGTTATATATCGTCGGTGGCATGTACAAATACCACACCATATAACCAAACATATTAAGCACTATACTAATTAAGCATATTACCTGTACAACAATTGAACGACTGCTGAGAAGTAACGTTAAGTAAGCAAAAAAAGCGGCTGAGCCGTAATATAAAAAACCATCCAAGTGGGCTAGAAAAGTGGAGTGCAGGAAACTGGCAGCAACAAATAACAGGCCGCACGCATTGCGAGCCAGTAGTGACGCTAAGGTAAGCGCAATGAGCGCAGAGGTAATCACGGTCTACGGGGGCGTTTTGGTTTTGTATTTGGGGTTTTCTTAGGTTTGCTTTTTGGTTTAGCTTTGCGCTGCTTGCCGTAACCGCCGACTATTTTTAGAAACATATAAGCACCTTACTTTACACAAAAAAAAGGCGTGTCCTTTGGGATTAAACACGCCTATCAAAAAACACAACGATTTGGATAACAACAGGGTTTATTATACACAAGTTTCACCGTTTTACTATTTTGCTTTCCCGGAAATTTTTTCAAAGGATCGCAAACCAGCTAGGCCCAGCATTGCCAGTACTAATTCAAGCATAATATCTGTTGGCATTTGCGGCCCTGGCTCACCCGTTACCCATTGGATCACCGGATTGCCCACAAAGACAAACAACAACCCCAGCGCACAAACCCACCCCAGCGCCGGACGCCAGCCAGCCACAAACGCCGTTCTGTGTGACGCTTCAATCTTATTAAGCTCCACTTGTAGCTTGCCAGGCTCTTGCATTGCTTTCAGCTTTAGCAAGTCAGCCGCTTCGCGCTCTTCGTCACTCGTGACCAGTGAATCTATGCCTTTAAAAACGGCCTCAATCGGTTGAGCGGTTGCACTTGTAAAGAACTTACTTAATAGACCCATGTCGGTACATCCTTCCTATCTGTTTCAGTCCAAGCGATATGAACAAAACCGCAATAAGCACCACCGGCAACACGAGTCGCACCGTGACGCCCTGCTAAGACCTTGAGCTTAGTCTCTAGCGAGCGTTCACGGCAACGCACATCAACTGCCACGCATTGTTGGTGATCCCCTGGCTTGAGTTTGTTACGCTCGTTAGCATGATTCGGGCAACGACCACCGCTTGTGATTGTGATCGGCTGCCCTAGATCATCCCGCATAAGTTGAAGCTTATCTAAAACCCATGGGCGCACTGCCCGTTGGTCACAATCTTCGTGACCGCAGGTGCAGGCAAGTTTCGGGTCGGTTTCTAAATTGAAGTTTTTGGTTTTTATGGTCATCCATCTACCCACCATTCAACATCAGATGTGTCAGATGAGTCAGTTGAAGTGATTACGATCTGATTCGCTGTTGCGACTCCTGTGAGTGCTCCAGGGTTAGAGTCGAACCCTACGCGCCGCAACTTAACCACCGAGTTATATAATGGCTCTATTGAGCGCTGAACAACATGTAATCCTGTCACCGTAGCCGTACCAGCGACAAGGGTGGCTATACCTCTAACTTTAGTGTTATCGGAAGATAAAATATTATCAATCATCCGTGGCGTGCGAGCGTTTGTGGGCATTGTCGCATTCGTAAAAAACATAGTGCTTCCACTACCAGATACATTATAATCCGGCATATAGCTGTTCTCTATCGTTACCTTCTCAAAGTCCGGTGGATTGCCACCTGATTCTTGACCTAGCATGAAAATACCGCCTGTAGCACCCCCCCGATCATTATACAGCCCAGATATTAATAACGGATGTGTTACTGATGGCGGGTACAGATCCATTGCTCTGCCAGATCCGCTAATCTTCAATCCCTTAACGGTGCCGTGGGAACCTGACCAATTTGCACCAGAACCACTTTGCGCATTATCTTTGCATTCCCCACCTTCCACATCACAATCATAAGTGCCGAACCCTAAACCGTTTCTTTGATTCTGATACATTTGAGGGTTAATTACCCTAGAATTAAAACCATTTTCCCGACATACTACACCATCAAAAGTGCTGTAAGCTGCTACAGGATTAGTTAGCGTTACACCATTAGAGCGCAGCTGAAAACCAGAATCCCCCGAATAGAACGAGCGGCAATCGTTAAAAAATATTTGTTGCCCTGTGTCATGTGTGTCGAAACCGGACTTGGTGCATCGATTCGCAGTCATACCCGTGGTAATAACATCGAACGGCTCCCCGTAATCCGAAGCATTTACGATTGATACCCCATGACGGACATCTATAGTACTTCCCTGATTAATACGAATACCTCTACACGGCCCATTAACCCCAACCCCATACCACGCGATGACCTCAGCATAAATATTATCAATAGACGCATTTACGCAGCTATCAATAAGGATTGCGTTTTTCCCTGCATCGGTTATCTCATCTTCAATAATTGTAGGGTTTTTAGATCCGTATATTTTTGGATTTGTTATTTCTAGATTGGCACAGTATTTACTTTGAATGCCAATAGTGATTAATGTTGTGAAATCCTCCTTATTGATCTGCGGGTTTTGAATGGAAATATTTTCCAGCATTGTAGCCTTTCCCGCTTTCGCTGTATCTGCTGTTAACATATCATAAGGAACCGGCGCATCTATTTCATAAGTTGAGCCTGTGATTTTTATTACTTTACCAATCCACGCAAACTTACCGTTTAAAGCATTTGTACCAGGGAAAAGGGCTTCACTTCTTATTTCTACCCAATCACCAACAGCAACGCCTGTGATGCTTGTTGTTGCTGTGAAAGCAGCGTCACCTTCATTCATGTCTGCTGATAAACTTACATAACTGGACGGCTCAGAGCCTAGCGCTTGTATAGCAATGCCTGGGCTTGTCGGTTCAATAAACCCCCCATCTTCAAAAACAAGATTAAAGTTAGATTTCAGCACAATCGGAGCGCTAAACTTAAAATAATCATCAATGATGACGGCACTACCAAACAAGATGGCATTATTGATTTCAGTGACAGAATCACTGCCAGGGATAGCACCAAACATGTGCACATCAATTACCTGATCTTCCGATAATACCCACTCTACCCCATCACCATCCCACACATAGCCCGCTTGGGTACCTGTGCCTATGGTGCTAACTGCCACTGGGCTTCCTACTGTAGGCGCTGTGTTAGTGCCGCCCGTTCTGTGGCGTCTGTGTCCACCCTTCGGGCCTGCTGTAGATGGGTATGTGATCTCGTAATAAGATTCTATTTCAATGATATTAAACGAATCGTTACCCGTAGAATCACGCAAAGCTGCAACGGATGTGTATTGTTTATCTAGGCTTTCAGTTGATAAATTATCAATAACCCATACCGCGCTACCGGTAGAGTCCGCATCCGCGTCAGTAGCGTTTGTGTAAAGCACCAACTTATAATCGCGATCTATGTGCGGAATAAAAGGATCATCCGAACCGTTAACCGCCCAGCCGTTCGAATCTACTTTACATTTATCTAGCGTGGTCACACCGCTGGAAGTTGTCGCCATGGAAATGGGCGTAGTAGTGCCGGCCGCGTAAAACTTCAAATAATAATCAGCCGCCGCCGCGCCACCCGCGTTCTTTGAAAACTGTAAAGCCGAACCGCTGATAGGTACCCAATTTGCCATTATTTACCCCTACTCAATAATTTATTCATAACATCAAACGCCTTTTGGTCGTTCGGGCCTAATTTATCGGCCACCTTGCCTAGAGCTTTGCCCACCGGCGTAACTTTTAGTCCCGCCTCAAAAACAGCTTCCCGAACGCTGGTAGACCTCAGCCGGTTAAGATCAAGCGCTGCGTCAATATTACCTTTAAATGATGTTTGCGCTGACACTGAACCAAAACGCCTATCAAGCACATTGGCAAACCTGTTTAGCTCCCTGTAATTGGTGTTAAACGATCCGCCCAATTTACTTGCCGCACTATCCAACTGGTTAAGAGAATTGTTCATAGTTTGGCGTACACCATAATTGGACATCAGTTTGCGCATTTCAGTACCTAGCTGCTGGTTTGCTCCAGTATCAAATAAATCAGTGCGCCTGCCCATTGAATCCTCAACCGCGTTTAGTGCTTGAATAGCCATGCTTAAATCATCGTTAACTTTTGCGTATTTTGGCGACACTTCTCTGATGGAATCATTGAGCGAGGCCCGTATAGCTTTAGCAAATCGCCTGCCCGACTCTGTAAGCCCCTCGGATGATTTTTTATTAAAATCGATCATGCTATCAATTTGACGTTTAACCCTGTGCGCTCTAAACGCATCAATTGGCCCACCTGGGTCATAACTCAGCAAATCAAAAACATCTCTAATGATTTTTTGCGACGTGGGGTCTTTCATGATGTCGGAACCATCAAAAAAATCTTTTGCCTTTACAGCTTCAAATATAGGAACCCTATCATTAAGCACATCGTCAGGAATTTTTACAAACAACCGTTCTAAAGCATCATTAGCCGCCTGCTGTACGTTTTTAGGGTCAATATCCAAACCTTTCAATCTGTCGCCATTAGCACCCAGTAATTTTCGACCACTAACGGTTAATTCCCTAGACGCCATTTTATCCAGTTGATTCGCCAGCTTGTCCGCCTCTTGGCGAACATAGCGAAAGCGGTCCATTACAGAATCACCAACAACATCGGAAGGCCTGAATTTATCCACGTTTGATGAATCGGCCAGGATTGCCCGCTGCATTCGTAGCATTTTTTGAGCTAACTTCCGAGTTGGTTTATTGGCGTTTTTGGCTGCTGCGATATCACCACCTTCAAAACCCTGACTTAATGCGATTTTCCCAAGATCATCATCAACAATATTGCCTTGATGGTCCAAGCGCAAAGATGCTGTATATTTTGCGGGTTTACCTGTTTTAATATGGCTCGTGACAATATCTTTAACGACTTTTTCCGGCTTATCGCCTGAATAGATAACAGGTAAATTTGCGTGGTCATCAACTAATGCCCCTGCATCAATATTGTATTTAGCTAAAGCCTTTTGAAATTGCGGCGTAACTGTTTCTGTAACTGGATCAATTAACGGCGTAGACGCACGAACGGAGCGCCTAAAACTCTCTACCGCCGCTTTACCGGCTTTGACAACACCCCCAACAACGGGAACCGCTGCACCAGCTAGAGCAACTTCAGCCGGATCAAATTCACCGCCTACGGTAGTTTGTCCCGCTTCAATAGCTGCTTGTGTTAAAGCTGCGCCGCCCGCTTGCCTCGCTATCCCTGGCAATGCGCCCGATGGCGTGAAAACAGCCGCCGCGCCGCCAATTTGTAAAGCATCCATCAAAGAAGGGCCGCTTTTATTGATCGAAAAGGCTTCGTTTGTTTCTCGATTGATAGCAATTCGCTCACCTTCGGGCGTTGTTACTACTGCGATATTAGGATCAGCTGCGCTAAGTATTGCGCCAAACTCATCAGGATCAAATGCAGTCATTCCCGCTAATGCTTCGGTAACGCCTAGCTTTTCACTTAACTGCTTAAAGCTTCCTGTAATCTCTGGAATAGCATCAATACGCGCTTTACGGACGTTTTCAACTTCCTCCGGCGTCATATCTTGAGACGTTATTAAACCCGCCTCAAAGCGTGCTAAAAGGCTTTGCGTGTCTCTGCGCTCTTGCCGTAACTCTTGCGCCCGCCCCATACGGCCAGGTAATCGTGCCGCTTGCGGTTCTGCTATTGGTTCAGGTTGTGGTTGCTGTAAGGCTTGGGGCTGTACCGTTTCAACTTGAGGCAACACAACCAATCCACGCCTAACAGCCTCATCAAAGATGGCTTTTTGATCGGCTGGCAGTTGATCTTGTAAACCTCTGCGGGCCGCTTCACGAAACAAATCTAACTTGGAGAATTCCGAACTCATCTCAACAAATCCTTAAATTCATCGTCAGATAAACCGCTTAAATCGTCCGTTGGCAAATCACGTTTAGTGGTTTCTATTTCTCTTACTTTATTATCAATAAAGGCATCTAATTGAGCCAATTTCTCATCCGGTGACAAATCAGGATCACCTAATGTAGCTTCCAGTTTTTCGCCTTCCGCCGCAGTGAAAGCGGCACCAAACGTAGGCTTTAACAATGGTAAGACTTGGTTTCTAATGATCGCTATATATTTAGCTCTGGCTGTGGCTCCTTTGGTAGCACCAAAACCCAATTCTTTCACTGCTGTATCAATCAGCCGCCCGCCCAATGTATGTGTAGCAATCGGCGCTAATTCTCGCAATTTATTAACGGTTTCTTTTAATCCTGGTAATGCCGCTTCCATTCTCGATAGATCACTAAGCTTTTCACCGCGACTTTTAGCTTCTCGTTCAGCATTTTTAACAGCCACCGATATTTGGCTTTTAATCTTGGCGACTGTTGGCGCTGTAGCAGCTTCGCCCGCAACACGCCCTTTAACTTTCGATGTTTCAACCGCTCCCACTCCTTCTGCCTGCTCTTCTAACCTGGCTTTAGTGGTCCCCCTGGCAATATCTATCCGCTGTTGTGTTTTTTGTTTTTCCGCTTCCTCTATTGCGTCAATAGCTGCTTGGCCTGTTAACTTATTACCCGCAGCGTCAGTGACTTTTTTACCACCTGTGCTAGATGTTTGCACCGTAATCCCGCCAGGTAAGTTTACAGTAGTCGGGGAGAATTTCTCCACCACTTCGCCTTTTTTACCTATCCACCCTCGACCTTTTGCATAATCAACGGCACCTTTGGCTGTATTTATTAGTGAGGTTATAGCGTTTGAATCGTTACTTTTAAACACCTCGATAGCGTTTAGGGTGTCGGATAACTCGTCATCTGTTTGGCCCGCTGCTCTCTCACGATCAACATAAGATTCTAAATTTTTCACTACCTCCCCGTAATTGCCCGCCTTAATATTGCGTTCGTTTATCAGGTAGTTGCGGGCAATATTGGTTGTGTCTCGTTGCTTTATAGCTTCTGCTCTCTGCGCCTCAGCTTCGGCTAACTTGATGTTATTTAATGCCGCTGTGGTTTCAGCTATCTGTTGGCGAACAGGTGCCATTGCCGCCTCATTCCGCATATTCTGAAATATGCCAGCCGTTCGTAATTGCGCTTGTTGTGTTTGTTGAATGCCTTGCGCCGTCGGTACAAATTGACGAAAAACAATACTCGGATCTAAAGCCATTGTTACGCACCCCCACCCATACCAAAGAGCCCACCAATTTGACCAAAGTTAACAGCGCCGCCAGTTAAAGCTCCACCTAAACCACCCGTACCAAGATTAGCTAATAAATCCTGCCTAGATTGACCCAACAAGTTGCCTCGCTGAATAGTGGTGGCGGCTTGCACGTTACCCATACCCGTTAGTAAGTTGCCCACATTGGCCGCTGTACCTTGAATAGCTGAACCTGCTCCGGTGGAAACGTTAGCACCTAACTGACCAATATTGAGTAATTGACCAAAGCGTTGCGCCTGGACGCCTAAATTCTCAGCGCGTAGTGCTTGCTGAATCTTAGCTTCGTTCAGCTGGTTAGCGATATCTTGCTGTCTGAACTCTTGCCCTAAGCGTAGCAAATTACGATTTAAAGCCTCTGCCGTTCGACCTGAACCCACCATACCGCGAGCCGCCGCTGAACTCATAAGGCGCTCTTCTTGCTGCGCTGCTAGTGCTTGAAAGAATGGGTCTTGTGTTACCCGTTCAGCACCGCGCTCAAATTCAAAGTCCTCTGGGACCATCGATAAGCCCGCCGTATCGGTAGCCGCTGGCAAACCTCTCTGGGTACCTTTAAAACGAGCGCTAACACCACCACTAGGCGCACCACCTAAAACCGCACCAAGTAAACCGCCTATGGCCTGCTGGCCTGCTTGCACAAATGGCTGTTGAATACCTAAGATACGTTCAAGCGCTGCTTCTTGCTGGCTTATGGCCTGTTCGCCCATTGCTTGTTGTTGGCGTCCGGCTTCCCGCGCCGCTTCGCGTTGGCCTTTAATTCCTACAACCTCCCTAATTTTCCCCATTATCAACCTCCGCTTTAATTTTTACCTTTTGATTGATACCATACTGGAAACTCAAAGAGGTCAGAGTATGGAAATTTGGAAACCCATTAAGGGTTATGAAACGTTTTATATGATTAGTAATCACGGCAATATCAAAAGCCTTGATAGGTCTGTGGCCCGTAAAAACCGCGGCACCCTTTCCATACAAGGGAAACCACTCACAAAGCAACTGAACGGTAATGGATATCATAAGGTCCAATTGTGGCGAGACAACCAAGGGCGACAAATTCTTGCGCACCGACTTGTCGCTGAACATTTCTTACCTCCGCCTAAAGAAGGTCAAACCGACGTTAATCATATTAACAGTATTCGCACTGATAATCACATTGACAACCTAGAGTGGGCTACTCGCTCCGAAAATATGCGCCACGGTGTAAAGTATGGTTTTTGCAATTCAAAGAACGATAACTGGAACCCTGATAAAAACCCTAAACTTTTAGCCAAAACCAACCCCAACAAAGCAAAAAAACTAACCAAGGAAGCTGTTGAAGATATGCGCGACCTTAGAAAGCAAGGTTGGACATATAAAGCTATTGGTATCAAATACAACGTATCTCGCCAAATGGTTAGCTTCGTTTGTCGTGGTAAAAGTTGGCGATAATCAACCATCGGTTTCTTTCTCCAAACCCATGTACACTTGATCTAATAATACACCATATTTTTTGAGGCTGCGCGTGTTTACACCCTCAAGCTTAAAGCCATGCGCTTGCACAAACTCGATAACATCTAAATAGATAGCCGGAATCTGAACTACAATCTTTTCAGCTGGGGTGTTTTGCCATGCCCAATTAAGAGCAAGCTTAAATAAGGGGTGCGCGTGTTTACGATACGGCTTTAAAATTTGAATATGACCTTCCCAACAAACGGGGTTATGAGGGTGCGTATTGAGTACACCAGCAAGCTCATCATCAACATAAGCCGCCAGCCATCGATCACTGTCGCTTATGATTGGTTGCCAGTCGTGACGACTAATAACGCCATCGGATGATATGCGGGAATATATTTCCTGATCGCACATCACCCGCCGGATTAATTCAGGGTTAAACGTTTCTTCAATTCTAAGTTTCGGTTGTGCCGCTTGCATCAAAGTTTACCACCGCCGCCGTACCTGCTTGCCCTGATATCTTCATACTAGGGCCTAGCACATGGGTTAAAATCTGTGTAAGCGCCACTGTGCGCCCCGCTGGGATTGTTTCCTTTACGATCCAATTACCGCCCGCGCCATCAACTTCCGTAGTGCTAGAATTTAAACGCCAAAACGTTACTTCAATATTGCTAGCGCTGGTATTGGTAACGGTCACATTGCCTAAAAATTTTCGCTCGGTTCCTGTGGTTGTAATTAACGAACCTGGTGAGGCGCCTAGCTGCGTTTCGCTTTTAAAATTACTTAAAGATGTTGTCATTATTAAAGCCTCGATCCAAAGCCCTTGATATTAAACGCATCCATGCCCGCTGATAGATTATCGTTAACTGTAAATTGCAAACGATCAAGGGAACCTTTTTTTAGATGCAAGCCCCATGGAAAGCCAAACGTCACTGTTAAATCAATCACCGGCAAATAAGTATCAGCACCGCCGCCCGACAAATCAGCCTTAAACGCATCAGTACCGCCGCCCACCGCTGGGGATGATAACCCTAATCGAATAAAATCTAGATTCGTTTGAATTGCATCCTGTATAACTAGCTCGCCTATAATGCCGCTAACATACTCAAACGAAACGCCGTTAGTTAATACCGGCAAAGCCCCGAATTCATCAAGATTAGCGCCCGCATCGCTTATGCGTACTGATATCGTTTTAATGAAGATGTCTATATCTTGCTGCGCTGATATGTAAAAGCTTTGTGGATTCGTAGAACCATCAACCCGCATATCATTACTGCCGTTTGGCGTACCATCCGCCGTAAACCATTGAGCGTATGGGTATGACTCGGTAATCTCATCAAGCGGGGGGTGTTGGTGAATAGTTACAGCTATTTCGCCTTCGCCATTCACTTTCAACCCGTTCATCGGGTTTTCACCGCTAACTATTTGGGTTTTAATCATAATGATTAATCAGCCTTCAGATGACCTATCACCGCAACATAAACGTTCGTGGTCCCGCTACTCGTATTAGTGTCAATCTTCACGGCTATGCTGTTGCCTGGGTTTAGCTCCATCTGAATATCAGCAACTAAACGCCCACCCGCCGCTTGGAAAAACAACAAAGCATCATCACCGCCGGTCACCGTGTTACCTTCCGCACCTTTATACGTTAACGATGATGCCAAGCTGTTTGAACTACCGAAAGAACGATTTGCATTAATATCCACTGCTGTGGCGTTACTAATTAGCGTGCCGCCAGTTGGATTTTTAATGAGCGTGATTTGGCTAACGTCCGTAACAGTACCCGCCGAACCAACACCAATTTCAATGGCTTCAATAATGAACCGCCTAGATTCGCCGTTTTTAAAATATAACACGCCGCTTTCAGTGCTAGACGTTAAACCAATAACACCCGTATTAAGGTTATATCCATCGCCCAGCTCTGTCGCCTCTTGCGCTTCTGTCTCACTAACAGAAAAAGCCTTGATTTGCCCTCTTGCTGTTGCGCCCACTTTGTAAGTGGCTGCCCCATCATTACCTTGAATATCTAACGCCATGATTTAATCTCCCGCGCCTTCGCTTGAACCTGGCTCAAAGTCTGCTATTAATTCTAATAAAAAAACCGCACGCTTTAATAATGCGATAATCTGTTCATTGTCGTTTTCTAGTTCGCGTTCGTGTTCTTCGTTATCTGGATCAAAGCTCATCGCGCAAACCACTCATCCGAATCAATAAAATAATGGAAATGTATAGCGCTACCTTGCTTACGCAAATAGCCGCTATTACTGCCGTTAATCGTTTTGCCGTTACCATCTAAGCTTATCAAACTAGCGTCACCATTACGTATAATTATGACACAATTTTCAGGGGGCTGGGCTGGAAACTTAATAGACGCCCGCCCTTTTGCGTTAATAAAGTCGTTTGGTAATGCTGTATAGTTTCCAGTGTTGACGCTAACAGCTCTAAACTGGTCGGGCCGCTCGTTAGTTGTAAACAACCCGCTTAACTCTGCACCTGGCTCAAATCTACTTGCATGAGCTCCAAACGGGTAAGACTCTCTAACGCTAGTATCTGCTATAGCATCTGATCCGCCGCCCGTTCGCTCTCTCAAATCATGAATAACCCGCGATAAATACTCAGCCCAGCCGCGGAGCTCAGGGTCTTTAAAAAACGCCTGTGGTATAGGGATTAAAAACGGGTCAACCTTAGTAACCATTACCAGCCACCCGCTTTAATATCTATAGCTGCACTGTGGACCGACACAAAAACAGGCGCGACAACTTTAAATCGCACCATGATTTCATAGGCGCTGGCCATGTTAAACCATTCAACTTTTATGCGGCCTTCGTTCATGCGTCCAATATCCACCCATGACTCGTTTGTCCAACTCTTGCCGCCATCATAAGAAGCTTCAAAAATCACCACTGGATCAACACCGGCACCGCTAATAGTGCCCACGCCCACCTCCATGATTAACTGAAATCGTGACATCATTAAACGAGCGCCGCTAGGGTCCACTATGGGCGAAGCCACACGAGCCTTAACCATTTGTTCGCCGTTGCTCGTAAACGTGCCTATGTCCATTTCTCGCACGCTACCGCCAAACTCTAAAAGGCGCTTACCGTAACACTCGACGTAATCAGTTGCCCCGTAATTAGCATAAGGCAAATCAATGCCGGTAGATAACTCGAACCAAGCATTCCCCGCCTCGCTATATACCCACGTTTGGCCAGCTGTCGGAAAGTTAAGGACGTAAAAATATTGCCCTTCTAGGTTAAGCGTAAAGCCTCTGGCATCGCTAGCATCGTCTAAGTTTTCAAACACGCTAGCGATAGCGTTAGGCGTTACCCGCTCAGCCTGATAAGCACTAACTCTATACACTGATTTATCAAAACCAAAGAAGTACATAAATTCAGCGCTAGCGGCTACGGAATAAACAGCACCAAGAGCGATATTCATTGTGCCGCCTTGAATACGGTCAAACGGTGGAAACTCGCCGCCTGAGTTATACCAAGTTTCCGTATTATTTCTATCACCGAAAAGGTATAAGCGCTCGTTAAACGTGAAAACCCTAACGGTGTCATCTGGCGCACTTTCAGCCGTTGCAAAATTTAGCGCGTCGATGCTATCAGGGTCGCCAACATCACTAACCTGAAACTGACCGCCCGCTGAATCGTTAATCATTTGTTGGTTCAGGTATGCCACTGAATTCCCTGGCACTAGATCGCTATCCGTAATAACCGCAAGCGTTGAACCGTTATAAATATAATCGTTAACACCCGTAGCAATACGCATCGAATTCCCATCATTAGCGAACACACAAGGCGCTGAACCTGAAAGCGTGCCTATCGATGTTTGTGCGCCGTTGGCGTCAATCTTGTAAAGCGTGGAGCCTGTTACCTTATAAAGCTCATTCTTAAAAACGTGCATACCCCTAGCAGCACCGCTACCCGCCGACCAATCTTTGTCACCTGGCCAACACGTTAAAGCTTTTTGGCTTCTACCGCTGGGAGTGAATTCTGGTATTAAGTTAACGGTGCTTTGAGAGCTTAACGACCTTGAACGGTGCTTGTACGAAGCACCAACAACATCGACGGGAACTGTGCGAAAGGTCAAGGTGTTGGACCCTCCATACGCATCTTAGGTGCTGGCCCGTAGCGCCCACGTTTGTATTGCTTGTTGGCACCACGGATAGCCGCTTGAAATTTGTTTTCGTGGTACTCTGCTAAATCGTTTTGCATAGTCCACTGATAAAGATTAGACAAAGCACCATGAAGATATATTTTCGGGTGATTCGTCAAAATAACGTTAGTTGTATTCGCATCACTTAGCGCTGTTGGCTTAGCATAATATTGAATTTCTATTGTGTAGGCACTGTCGGGGGTGCGGTCAAATTCGATTTGATCCGTTACCGTAAAAAACTTAGGTATACCACTAGTGCCTGCAATCGGTAGCTGTTCAGGTGTTAAATATTGGATATCGCAATCACCGCCTGACAAATTAACTTTAAGCCGCCGCATTTCTAAATAGTCGGATGGTAAAGCAAGCAACCGGCTTGAAGTGCTAGCGGTTAATTCGCTTTTGGTTTCCATTTGACGCAATTCCAAAGGCATCAAAGGACTAGAAAACATCGACTCTTCCGCTAGGTCAATAAATTGGTCTAAACGATCCGGTGTCATATCGTTACGATGTGACCAATCAACAATAGCGGCCTTTAAATTGTCGTAGCTATCAATAGCCATTAGATAAATCTGCCCGTTCTAGTGCGTAGATAAGCGTACTCTGGAGAGTGCAAGCGCTTCATTAACCAGCCCCTATTTTCCATCGAAAGAGGGTCGCTGCCTAGCTCTTTTCGCCATTCTTCAATCACGTTTATCGGTACGGATGCGATTTTCTGCAATCCATCGTTATTTCGTGCGTTCTGGTTGTCGCGTTCAATGGCGTTTTGTTTGAGATAGGGGTTAACGTCTTGGGTGCTTCTTAAAACCGTTCTATCTTCCATCTCATCGTAATGAAAAGTTGTAAGTACATCTCCGTTTACATCAAAAAGCTGACCTTTCACGTTAACCCCTACTGTTTAGCGTCGAATGACTAGAGTGATATTACATTTTGCAGTGCCAGTTGATCCGCCATCAGTTTCAATTTCAATGGCATCTCCTGGGGCTACTGTTCGCGCTCCCGTTGGATAGCTGACAAACGTACTGCCCGCCGCTGATCCTGACTGCGCCACTGTAACGGCACCATTAGTCATAGCAGTACCACCAATTTTAGGCGTTAGCGTAGCATCTGCTGTAGACAAAGCCGCATCAATCGCCGCCCTGATTTCCACAACATCACCGGCAAAGCCCGTTGGTACTGGTATATAGATTTGATCGGCGGTGCTTACGTCAACAATCGCACCCGTTAACACCACCTCGATTAAATTGTGTGTAGCCATGTTTTAAGCTCCAAAAAAAATTAGGGGCCGAAGCCCCTGAAATCCCTAGCTAGTTGTGAGGTCAAAAATTCCGCCGCTAGCCGCTTCATTCTTAGCGCATAAAGCGTATTCAACTAGGATTTGTTCGCGCTCAGTATCGCCAGTTTTAGCTAGTTCTACTTTCTGGAATGGGCGCAGCATAGCAATCTCCCATTTGTCCATTTCAAGCACTAACGCATCACGCGAACGCTGGAAGCGATTTGGCACTACAATCAAATCTTGGAAGTCACCAACATAGATATCGATGGCGTTCACAAGCTTCTTGTCATCGCTGTTAATTTGGCGAGTTGCACCACCGGAAAAACCGCTTAGCGCTTGCTTGTTGAAAGAACCAAGCATAATAGTGTCTGGCTCGCCGCCTTGATCCCAACATGCTGCTAGAACGGTTTTAAGCTGCGCTTCTGTAAAGGCGCGTTGCGTGCCATCGGTGCGGGCGTCTGAACCATCACCCGTAGGGCTTGCACCATCACTGGCAAAATCGTCATTGGTGGCAATCCAAGAGCCGATACCGCCAGTTTCACGAGCGGTTGAATCATTACCCGCTACTTGCGCGTTGTTGGCAAGCAAAGAGCTTTCAACATCACGTTTTAGTTCTTCGGCACGCTTCATAACTTGATAGGCCATTTCATCACCACGACCGGCAGAATTAACAGCGCGCTGTGTGCCAGTGACGCGTGCCACCTTGTCACTGATTTGCGTATAGTTGAAAAGACGTGTGGTAGCGGTTGATGCGTCTGTGGTGGCGTCATCACCTTCAATCACTGCGTTGGTTGCGCTAGCTGCTGCTAATGCGTCAGTTTGCCATTCAACTTTGGTAGAAGTTGCAGACGTTTGGGCAATCCCTGACATAAAAGGAGTCGCCGTTGGAGATATCATAGTAATGATGTCTGATAAGTCTTCGCGGTTACCTACCGCGTCGTATGAGCTAAAAGTATCACTTGGTTGAGCCATTTTGATTCACCTATTTATATAAAAGTTTGAGCGCTGCTAGCGCATCTTGTTTGCTTCCAGATTTCTTTAATCTGGCCTTGGCTTCGTCCATTTCACTGGGTCGGCCTTTTGATTTACCTTTAACCGCGCGTACGGTTTTAGGCGCCTTAGCGACTTTTTTCTTAACAGTCGACTTTTTCAATTGCAACTCATCATACTTGGCGGCCTTGTTTGCTAGGACATATAAGCGATGGTCCAACATGCTTTCGCTTGCTAAATCATCCGCTGTAAATCCGATGTCACCCAAAGCTTTCAGTGATAAGCCGTATTCCTTTTCTTGCACTGTAGGATCAGACCAAGCAGGCATAGAATCTAGCAGCTTTTGACTTTCTGCTGCCATCTTATCCTGTTTACGCTTTTCCTTTACCGATTTAGCCTCATTTAACTTGGTTCGTTTCGCTTCAATGGCCCGCTGCTTGCGCAAATACTCAGAGGGATCATGTTCTGCTAGTTCTTCCCAATCTATTTCGGCTTCCTCGTTACCGAGCAACGCATCAAGCGCTGAAATTTTGTCATTAAACTGCGACTCCATTTCATTAATCTTGCTCAGCTTAGCTTCTAGGGCTTTTCGCTCTTCCGCTAAAGCTTGCGTCTTTCGGGTGTAGTCGGATTGCATTAAACCGTTATTTTTCCACTCTTGAAGCTGTTTGAGGCTGACTTCTTCACCGTCCAACTCGTAAAAAAGTTCCTCTTCATCTTCTTCGTGTACTTCTTCGGCTTCTTCTTCCAACTCTTCGACGACCTCTTCTTCATAATCGTCGGCACTATCATCAACATTGACGCCGGTTGGCGCTGGCTCAGGCTCCGCGCCAATGTTTTTGATTCTTTCTAAAATTTCTTGCTGGCTAGGTTCTTGACCAAGATTATCTAGCATATTTTAAAACCTTTTTAGTTTTTTGTAGCAGGGTTTCTTCTGCGATTTTCCCTGACTGCATAACTTTAATCATGTAGCTGTCGATATAATCAACAACCTGTAATTTTCGCCAAATTTCGTCGCGCTCTTCACTATCTCGAAACTTAGTTTTTGAAAATTCTTCAAATAACTTAGCCCTTAGCATAACATAGGCTTCTTTGTAAACACAATTATCTAGCACTTCTCGCGCATACCGGCCCCGTTCAACTTCTTTTTCGTCTTTTGTCATACTCTAGCCCCTGGCACATCTTGATTATATTTCAATTCCAGCTCGGTGTATTTCGCCTCAAGCTCTGCTATCTTAGCCGCCTGATCTGCCGCTAACTTCTCGTTAAACTGGCGCTGATCTTCCATAATCTTGGCAATTTCAGTTTCTTGCTTGGCTTCTGCTTCAATCAATTTAGCCTCTGCTTTTAATTGCTCAGGTGCTAGCAATGGATTAGCGGCTTGCTGTAACGCCTGCTGCATTTGTATATTTTGTAATTGTAGCTGCTCAACCTGGGCTTGTAGCACTTGCGTTGGCACCTCTGGATTATTGATAAAATCATTAATCCGACCAACTCCCATTGCTTGTAGCATCTTTTCAAGCGTGTGATAGATCGTCAGCGAGTCGGCAAGCGGTGATCCGTTAGCCTGCAATTGTTGTTGCACTGTTAAGAGCGTTGCCATGTTCGCCAATATTTTATCGTCATCACCCGCAGCTAGACCGACATTACAACTCACATAATTGTTACTGGTCCATTTCTTCGGATTAATAGTCATGGGCTGACCTAACACCATGATTTCTTTTTCTTCGCTCTGATATCTGGACGCAAACCACGCTAGGCCGTTAAATAGCTTCTTATAGCCCGTTTCAGCAAAGCACCTTACCACCAACTCAATTTTAGCTTGCGCCGCATCCTGAACGCCCTCAAAGCGCGTGGCGGTTTCCCTGTGGAACCTATCAGCTTCTAATCCTTGATTCGTTATCTGTTGGCCTACCGTTTGCGCCCTTAGGGTGTCAATGTACTGAACCACCTGTAACGCCTGATTACCGATGTACGGCGTTTCTAATGCTGCTACTGCGCTCCGAGGGTCGCCTTCCGTTCTCACAATACCATTAGGCCGAACGGTCAACAGGTCATCGATGTTAGTCTGTTCGTCATTAACAACAACACGCCCATTGTTAACGCGGTAAACGTTGTCCATGATTTGACGCCAAAGGACCGTGTTAACCCTTTGATGATCCATCACTTGCTCAGCACGCCCACGGCCTATAGCGCTATGAGGCATTAAAACAGCGCTCAACATGGCATAAGGAACCATGTCAAACTGTTCATTTTCAATGATGCGGTTGCCAGCTTTTACGATGTAGCGCCGTTCGGCTATACCGTCACCGTCGAAATCGATATTGATATATAAATATTTAACGTCAACCAACTCGCTAGCCCAGTGCTTAACATCTTGATCTGTTTTATAGCCGTTCTGGGATTTAAAGCGGATTGTTTGCAGATTACTTCGATCGTCCTCACCGCCTTCGTCGTGGTCTACCGATGGTAAACCCTTGACCATAGATTCATCATAACCCGCTGCGATAAGTTCGCCTTTTGTAACGCGTTCAGCATGACCGATGACCTCAGCGTCATCTTCACAAGTAGCGTTTCTACTAATGATGAAATCTTCTGTTGGCACGCCGCGAACATACAAGCCTTTCTCAATCCACGTTTTACGCACTTGAACATAGTTTGTACCATCCTCGTTTGTGTCTTGACCAACATACTCAATCTTAAAGCCCTTATTACGCTCCAAGTTAAGCTCAACTTCTAGCTGCGCTAGTTCATCATCTGAAAAGTTGTCGTATTCTAGGGTGTCGGTTCGCTCGTTCTCTTCATACCCAAAACGGACCACCCCCATTTTCTGAATCTCAGCGTCTTTCATCCAATCATGCAGCGTTTTGAATGAGTCGGGCTGATTCCTAACAATGTGATTAATGTACTTGGTTTTTTCTAACGCCTCTTGTTTATCCGCATCTGAACCTGATGCCGGCGGAAATTGCATAATATCCTTAGCGCCTAAAAACACCCGCACCAAAGAAGGCATATCACTCTCAACAACATCCGCAACGTCCGAGCTAACAACCTGGGATTGGCCCTCAACTTCATCGCCGTATGGTAGACGGTAATAGCGTTTCAGGTAATCTTCGTTCTCTCTTATCCACTCGCCAGCGTAACGAAGCGCATCGCGTTCAGCATCGTTAACAATCGCTAGCAATTCGTTATCTGACATCGACATAATTATTTGCTCACTCTAGTGCGCTTTACTGGCTTGGGGTCTGGGTCCGAAACACCCGCAACTTTGCGAGGTTCTGGGTTTAACTTGTTAACGATCCGCTCTAGCTTTTCGATGCGGTCCTGTAATACCTTAATATCGTTTTGCAGCTTTATACTCATGCGATTCCTACTTTTTGATAGTTTAATTTGCCCCATTGCTTTTTGGGCTTTGGTCTAACCATAGTCATCATTATAGCATCCGCCATGTTGGGGCTTGCAATCCCTTCTTTTTTCATATCCTGTTTATTCATAATTTGAATTAAGCCATTGGCGTTTGGCTTTGTGGGGATGCGGCAAAGCTCGGACCTTAGCCGGTCAATGTCGCTTATCCCTTCGCTTGCAAAGCTTATCATTTCGTCGGGGTCAATGTATTCGCCTTTGGTCACAGCTCGATAAGTGTTAAAGCATCTTGTCGCTAAGTCGTTATAGTATCGCGCTCGATTGTTCTTGAACGTTTCGGCATAGGTCTTTTCTTGGTAGATAGTCTCACCATCATCTTGACCGATACCCGACAGCGAACCCCTAAAACCTCTGACCTCGCATTTCTTACCGTTAAAAGCGATATCAACCTGGCGCTTGAGGCCGGTACCCATACCGTCTAAATCCCACGTAAACAGGTCCGCGCCCAGCTTTATAGCCTCGCCGGTTGCCCAGTCGCACCCTTCGTCAATCTCTCCTGAATCGCGGCAATCAACGCGCTTAATAATAGAACCATGGCGACAGGCCAAACCATGAGCGTCACCGCCATCATCACAAGGGTCATAAGCACATATAACAGCGCCTTGAGGCTTAATCGCTGGCAGCTTCTTATGAGCATCGACACAAGCGTCAAACCACTCTGCTTTGATAATAGAATCTTCCACTTCGTCATTAAAATCCCCTTCCCATATCCAGCGGTACTTAGCGCGACTTAGGTTCTCATAATCCCACTTTCTGAGCGCCTCTTGCTCTTCATTCCACCACGGATTGTCACGCCAGTTACATTTGATAATCAGGTGTAAATCATCGACGTAGATCCCATCGCGGTCTAAATATTTTTTATAAGGATTGATAAAACGCTGGCTAAAAGGGTCGGCGCTTGATTGTGGGTTAGCTGTAAAAATACACTTAGCGCCTGGATTACGAAGGATCGTTGGGAGCAGTTTATCTAATGAGTTTTGGCTCGCGCGGTGGCTTTCTTCAAACCATGAATACTTATAACCCTGGGCGGATTGCATGGAATCTGGATTTCGATTAGCGCCCTTGTAAGTGGTCCTCGCACCCCCTGGGGCTATGATTTTATTCTCTTGAATATCCCACCCTTCAAGCTTTAAACGATCTTGGATCGAGTCTTTAAAAACCCTATGAACCGAGTCGGCCACACTATCCTGAAATTCGCGCAAACAATAGATGTCCGCGTTCTCGGTGTCCATCTTGATTGTAAGAATGTCACCAACGCCGATAGACTTGCCGCTACCCCTACCCCCGACAATTACAATAATCTGCTGTTTAGCAGTGAATACCGGCGCTAGCTTTTTATTTATCTTTACTTGAGGCATTGATTAACGGGTTATCATCAGCGTTAACAAATTCAATAGTGTATTTGTTATCAGTCTTCACCGCTCCACCATCGGGACCGGACAGCGTTTGATCTTGCTTATCATGGTAACCGTGTTTTCCTAAAAGCAACTTGACTAGATTAGCGTTATAGTCGCCAACCATGCCACGATTCCAGGCTACTATCTCCTGTTCTTGGTTAATTTTCTCCAATATGTGCGAAAACTGCTTATCTTCATGCTTTGCCCAATCATAAATTGACCGTCTAGGCCGATCAATATACGAACATAAACCAACAACGGACGGGAAAACGTGCCCCGCTTCCTGCCAAGCCCCATTAGCATATTTCCACGCCTTTTTTTCTAGCGCCTTGCTCCACGTTGTCGGCCTACCTCCTGCTGCCATAATAGAACCTCAATTACTTTTTAGATTTAGAGCCGATACACTTCCAGCGCTTGCGGCTTAATCGTAACGGACTGTTAGGATCTTTCGCTGCTTTGGGGTGTTTCTTCATCTGCCCAGCTGATCTTGCACAATAACTATCGCCTTTCTTTGTGCCTGGCTGAACTTTCGCACCCTTTTGACCGTAACTCACTTTTTTGCCGGTCGCTGTTGTTTTAACTCGCGCTTTACCCTTCGCAGGCTTCGGCATTAGATTACCACCGTTAAATTAAAATTAGGGCTTCCAGTCGTAACAACTTTAAGATCGGCATTCATATCCACTTCAATCGATGTTGGTAAAGCTGTGATGGTCCCGTTCTCAAGTGTGCGGTCGGTCCCTTCGTCATCTGTGTATTTCACCTCGCAAGTGGTGCCCACTGAGCTACCCGCAAACAGTAACTGTCTAGTGGCTGGCGTTGCGGCTAAAAGTGCGGCGCTCTTGTCGCCGGTCTTGCTAACGGTTCCTGCGCTGCTGATATCAGGCATTAGATTAATTCCTCCAAATTATGCTAAATCAATTATAGGGCTACCATCGTCGGCCACCCACCGCTGATTAGCTTCATCAAAAGTAAACTTTTCGCGGTTAGCGTCTGGGATATTCGTATAAGTAACCGATCCGCTGTTAATCGTGCTGTTTTCGACGTTTGATCCTGGGCCTAGTGCTAGTGGGAATATTCTACTGTTAGCTGGTGTTGCTAAGTCTGTCAGCTTAACGTTAGCTATGATGCCATCGAAGTAATTTAACAGTCCTGGTCTAAAACCAATATAACTTACATCCTGGTTTCCATCTAACGCCCATGTTGCTGTACCTTGACTAACCCCATCAACAAATAATTCCGCCGTAGTGCCTGTGTAAGTGGCTTTAATTGTGTGTAAATCACCATCATTTACTGTAGCAGTTGAGGTTATAAGACTTTGTATCGATGTGCCGACATACGCAAAGAAACGCACACGGCCAGTAGTACCTTCCACATCTAACGTAATCACATCAGTTGCTTGTGTTGCTCCTGTCAGTATAGAGTTAACACCACTGGATGATGTCGTACTAACATCAGCTTCAACAACAAAATCACCGCTAGGCTGAGACGCACTATCAAGCTCATAATAGCTGGTTTGCGCTGGGTCAAGGGTTGAGAAGTAGCGCGAAGGGGCCGCGATAACTTTGCGGATCGCGTCAGAAAGTGCGGATTTTATAACGGGAAAAATTACGGGCATTGGAATAGTCTCCTATACCCGCATTCTAGGCTAATTTCAATACTCACGCAACAATCCATAAACTTTACGGTCTATCTCATCCACAAAAACTGGCTTTATTGCTTGTCTCATACTTACAAGCTGTTGCGGTTTTACGCCCAAAATATTAGCGGCTTTGGTTGTGCCGCCCTGCTCATGAATAAAAACATTCAAAGGCCTTAAGAGTATGCTAGGCGGCAATGATTTAGCCGCATCTTTAAAACCTCGCTCGTAAGCCTCTTCATATTTCGCCTGCTCATGTTGCATCATATCTACCAAGGTGCTTTCTTGAGATAATCTGAGTAGCTTTTCCTGAAGTTCTACAGACTCTTTACCGTTCATAGTAATCATTTCGTTGTTGCTCCGATCAATGCGCCCCGAAGGGCGCTGGGCTA